CAAGGTGACTGGAGTTCAGACGTGTGCTCTTCCGATCTTACACGGATATTTCGCCTAGCTACAGCTTCACCTTTGTTACCTTCAATCAGGGTAACAGTATATCCTGCTACACTTTCTACATAACCAATGTGGTCACTGTATCCGTCATTTGGCTGCACGCCCGAATCCCAATTATACAAGATAATGTCACCCGGTTTTGGAGTAATTGTTCCATCCTCAATCCAGATACCTTTCTGCTGAAAAATCTTAACATGTTGTTCACAACCGCACTCTGTTCCAATGAGGTCTCTTGCACCTGCTTTGATTGCCACAGCAGATACGAATGTATCGCACCATTCGTCGTCATATTGCACCTTGTAACGTCTTGCAAGCGGTGGATTGCTATTGTAGAAATCAATGATTTTCTTAAAACTTCCATCACGTTCATTGCAACCGAGCCAACCTCTAGCTACACTCAATACATCATTTGCTGTTACACCCATAGGTTTTTCCTCCTTTTGTGTATCGTTAAATTTCCAGTTCATGTCTACTTTTCCGCTGATTCCATCAACCGTACCTTCACTTGTATACTGCTGATACAGACAATCAATATCAGGAGCTCCCGTGTAGTCAGCAAGCCACAAATCGTACTGCTTGACGAAATCCATTCCGTATTTGTTCTTCGCATAATCAAGATTAGTGTATAAACCGACTCTATAGCCAGCCTTCAAAATTTCGTTACAGAACGCAACTGTGATTTCTTTAATATCCTGATTAGAAAGATTGATTCCATGCTGTCGCTTCGCATGTGTGATTGTGTCATATTCGAGGTCACACCAGATGATGATTTCATCTTTTCGCAACTGAGCATTGCGAACATTCTGCAAACATGCTTGAGCATTGAGAATTCCTGTTTCACTGTTCGATGTGACTCTATCGTTCGGAAGATAGATGAAATGATATACACCGTCGATTCTGATTCCCCACGTTCTACACCCAAACACATAATCCATAAATTTCTTATCCATCGTCTGACGATATCCTTCACGAAGAATAACGAATTTCAAATCACTCATCTTCACTTTCTTAAAGTCGATATTCCCTTGCCAGTACGAAATATCAATTCCTTTTTCTTTAGACATATATGTAAACCTCCTTACGAGAATAAATAAAAATAGTGCCGGACAGGTTGTGACGAAAAATATACGTGTCAACATTTAACCCTGACCAGCACTAGATTTTCTAAATTGTCTGATAATTTGCAAATTGCATCGCTTTTAAACCCTTACACCAACAGTGTTTAAACGTGACGGGGAAACGGGTAAAAATCGCTCAGAAAACTCTTTATATTATAATATATACGTCTATATATACGCATATATATTGATTTATAATTATGTTACTTATTTATTTATATATAATAACCTGTCTAACCCGTCTAATAGAAGAAATCCCTTATGTACATTGGAAAAACGAAAGACGGATAGTTTGACGGGTTACAAAAACAACCCGTTCAAACCAATTCTGTAAGTGTGAAATCACTGATGTACACTAGGAAAACTCACTCCGTAAGTACCCGTCCGAATAGTATCTATTCGTTTTTATCTGTAATATTTTTTCTGTATCTCATCGTAGATACTCCTAAGAGTGTACCAAGGAACGTCGCAAATGCTGTGATTGTTCCGACAATGGCTGTAACCATTGACTCGTCACAAATGTTCCAGAGTGGCAGAACTACACTCACAAGAGTTGCCAATGCTGGCAGTGCAATCATTGCTACCCATTTCAATACATCGTAAATTTTGTTATCTAACATAGTTTGTATCCTCCTTCTACTGTTCTTGAAGATGCTTTACATCTTCTTCGAGCTTAAAAACTCTCTCTACTACTTTGTTATGTTTCTCTACCTGCTGTGTAAGTTGCTTGATTCTCTCATCCTGCACCGCATTATGAGACTTCAAATCATGCTGGATTTTCACATTTCCAGCATACACGGTTAAGATTGTACTGATAATCGTGAAGATTCCAGTACAAATACAGACTGCGATTGCTTCCGACATTTGTATCACCTCCCTGTCAATTTGTCTGCACGTTATATCTGTCTACGAGTTCCTTAACTTCCGCATTTTTGAGAATCTTCTGTGTTTGACCGTGGTTGAGATTGCTAAAAATCAGCTCTAATACAGTTTTTGTTTCCATCTTGCACTTCTCCACGGCAAGCGTCAGCTCCATAATTGTTAAAACCGTTGATTTTTCCATCATCAGATTTCTACCCCCAATTCCCTTAATTTCTCTTGATAATCCTCAAGTGTTGCTTCTGGCTGAGGAATCTTTTCAGAAGTTTCTGTGTATTTTCGGTTTGCTGATTTCGGGTCAATCGCTTCTTCGTAATCTCCTTCTGGAAATCCACCTCGGATATAAAATCCTTTATCTGAATATGCTCTAACAAGATTGCCTTGTAAATCTTCATATACTACAGCCATATTTTTACACCTCCACATATGTACTCAACGGTTTGATTTGACTAGCTTTTGTACTCCAATTTGTAGCCGTCTTATACTGTTCGACTAAAGCATCTGGTACATAAATTGACGAGGTGCTAGGCATCCAGCTAAGACTACCTGTACTTGTCACCTTTGTTTCATCTCTCAAAATTAAATTTTTAAGACGAGTAAGCTGATTTCTTGATGCACTATCAAGGTTTCCACCGCCTAAAATATCAATTGTTTCAAGAGATGAGCACCCATTGAATGCATCTTCCAACCACATTGTAGCTTTATCACATTTGACTTTTGTCAAAGACGCACACCATGCGAAAACTTGAGCTCTGATGATTGTAAGTTTTGGAAAAATCACTTGTGTTAAGCCTGAACCATTAAACGCTGCACGACCTGCGTTATACAATTTGTCAGCCAAAATTGTCTTTAATGCTTTACAATTATAGAATGCATTCTCTCCAATCTGTGTAACATTTTGCAAAGTCACTTGATTGACAAACCTATCACTATAAAAAGCACACTCTTTCAGAGATGTTAACTCATCATTTTCAAAGGAATATTGATTATTCTGTTGTTTAAAAACATTGAGCAACGCATCGTATTTTTCCTGTGGAACACCTGAACCACCGCCAGAACCCTGTACATTCGTAACGATATGTACACTCTTAAAGTTAGTCACATCTTCCGTCTTCTCCCCGTTTTCCGTAACAGAAATCTCTTTTGTACCCTGTGGATTCACGCCAACCGGGACTTCTACTTTTGCCTGTGCGAACTCAGTGACATCGTGTGTTCCATTTGACGTGATTGTTTTGACACCGGACGGTGTAATCCCGCTTGCAGGAACATTCACACGCACGTCTGCTTCTGCAAATTGTTTTACATCATGTTTTGTATTTCCATTTGCTGTAATTTCAATCACTTTCGAACCTGTCGGTTCAGCCGGAACAGGAACCTGAACATCCGCACTTGCGAAATTCTTAACATCATGAATACCATTTTGGGTAATCTGCGTAACGCCTGTCGGCTCATCTGGTACAGGAACATCAACAACGATGTGGGCATTAGCGTATTGTGTCACATCCTCAGTCCGTTCACCGTTTGCGACAATCGAAATTTCTTTCGTACCCGTCGGGGTGATACCACCTGTACCACCACCGCCTGAGCTCTTCTTTTGGATTGCATCTAAATAAAAATCAATATGCTTCATGAACCCAACACCTCCTACGCTGTCCATTCAACCCATTCATTTGCAGAGTTCATAAGATATTTCTTGCTGTCCTGCAAGCAAACCATCACAGAGCCTGCATAGAACTCTGCTCCGTCTTCGATATCTTCGACAGTTGCTCCATTCTTCGGTTTCGTTGCAGCTTCTGCTGTTGTGTCTGCCTGTAAGACTACACGAACCTTGTTTGCGTCCTGTGTGTCTACTGCTTCTTTGTTAATACAAATAATCATAATGTTTACCTCCTGTGATATATAAAAATTTACGATTGTAAAATTTTACAAGTTGCATTTTTAATAACTCTCAGCCTATCTTCCGATAAATTACGACTGACGAAACCAACCATACATACATATGATGCGTCACTACTTATTCCTGTACATTGATTCATCAACATTTCAAGAGAAACAGTATCATCAACAATTTTCTTCACATCACACCTCATATGAAAATTGCAGGCGATACTTATATTTTCATGAACTGAGTCATTGATTACCAGTTCACCTGAAATTGTGAACAAAAAACGACTTCCTACTTTTAGATTGTCGATAGGAAATGTAAAAGGGTTTAAAACAAGTTTAAGGGGTTGTCCTTTCGCCTGTCGCATAGTTCCATCGGACGTTACAATATTGTAAGGAATTGTAAATTGTAAGTCTTCTGGATAAAGGTCGTGTGTGGCAATATATTGGTTAAGTCGCAACATAGGAATTGTACCTGCTTCACCTCCACCACCACCTGTATGAACGAAAATCGGCTTACGATTAATCGTTCCGATTTGTTCCACTTCTTTCCCGTCTTTATCTACCAGTTTTCCTGTATATTTATCATCCCAACTTTCAGGATGTGACGGGTCATAGTTCGTCGGATACACTTTATGTTCCACCGTTGCTTTCTTCGACACATCCGCAACCTGTGTTAAAGATGTATTGATTCGTTTGAACTCAATCTCGTTCTGTTTCTTAATCAACTCTGGAATCGTCTTTTGTCGTGAACCAACGACCATATTTGTGTATCTGTCACGGAGCACATCATATGTGACCTCTGTAATCTCAAGTTTCACTCTTAATCCGAACACCACATCTTCTACAGTCACGATATCGCACAAGTCTGCTGACTGTAACTCTTTGTTATATCCACTGTCATACACCAAATCAACTTCGTATGAAGCATAATTCTTATCTGTGTTGTACTCATGATTCCGTAAAAATTCTTTTGCAGATTGTACAAGCTCGTTCCGTGTCGGTGGTTGCTCGTAAACACTTGATAAATCAAGAGATACCGTTCTTTGATACGGTAACTGTGTTGCTCCGACAACTGTCACACTATCGTCATTATTCGTATCGTCTATGTTCGTAAGTCCGACATATCGTGCTTCACCAGAGAGAGGGTCACGTCCGCTCCACCATGGAACCACTGCTGTCACGACTTCTTCATTCGTATAGTCGATATTCAATCGCTTGACGTTCTTACCAGTACGCATTTTCACACCGTTGTCGTGTCCACGTTTTCTATGTAGTTTTACATTGAACATATCGAACTCAAATGCTCCACACTCTCCGTAATTCTCATCGGAAATTATTCCTGCTTCACTGTCGAGCAGAACATCCCTCATGTTCATTCCTTCTTTGAGCGTACACCAAACGGCATTTGCTTCACTAAGATTCTTGTCTGACATGATGTCCTGTACAGTGACATCACTTTGGAACCGAAAAGGATGCACACCTGCAATTCCTGAGTTTGCAGCATCATTCAGCTTTTCCATCAGTGAATCAGGAGCACCATTATGAAGATGAGTCATATAGAAGATAAGATATTGGAGTCTATACGAAATGTGTCTCGCATAAACAGTAATCATATCTTCCGTACTTGCTGTGACTCTGTAGATGTCAAAAGCCTGTGGTTTCTTGCTGTTATCGTGTGTAGCAACGATAATCCGTCCCGGCTGTAATTCCTTAAAATATTTTCCGTGAACCGGATACATCAGCTCCAATATATAATCAGAATTTTTCTTCTCTGTGACCGTACAGGAAATAGCTTCTGATAATCTTCCGATTCCGTTTGTTGTAAATTTTGTTTCATCAATTTCATACAGAATAGGTATCATCTTCTACCACCTCCTACAAGTCGTACCAGTTCGGACACATCTCCAACGTGCATCCACTCAAAGAAATGTTGTTTCCACCTCGGTTCAACACTACGTTGTCGAGTGGTAACGTCACATATTTATTACAATTCTTTAAATCATTTTCGTTGTCTCCGTTTGCGTATGCATCCATAGTCTCACAGTCTACCCAAACTGTAGAAAAAGGACACTCAGGCAACACAGTGATTGTCTGTTTTTCAATCGTGACAGTTCCTTTTCCCGTGATTTTCAATAAAGGATACGCTTTATGATAAGTCGGATTATTAAATGTTCCGGCTGTCACCGTCTTCCAAGTCAAACTATCGGAACGATACCGTTGTGGTTTACAATCAAATACGATATCGAACTCTCCGACTCGTCTTTGTATTTTTGTCTCAGGTTCGCTGATACTTTCTAATCGTGCAAGATGTGTATGTCCTACATCGAAAGTATCTGACAGATAGTGATATTTTCCATCATTCCGACCCATTAGCTCGTCTCGAAGTTTCTTAAAATCTTCTAAAAACGTCCGAGCAATCCAGCAATGATACACAACCTTACGATTGTGATAACACTCATTATCGTTCAGCACATCCCCGTTCCGATGTGGAACGTGGATTGCTTCACAATCTCGTACAGATGCACCATATACTTCTGCTGATGCAATTCCGACCTTATACATATCTGATTGACACATTAAATCGTAAATAAATCTATGCTTTTGCATATGCTACACCTCCTAAAACATATTTTTGATTTTGCTGATAACTCTGTTTGCGATTGTCTCTTCGCTTTGTCCCTGTGCTCCGTATACGTTCATATTCACGTTTGTATTTCGTGTATTTCCTCGTGTATTTTCTTTCAGTTTCATTCTGTGACCACCGCTCTCTCCGATGATATCTGATTTCAGAATTGCACTGTAGCCAAACCCAGCTTCAAAGCCTGCTCGTGCCTGTTCACCAAGCTCTACACCAGCATCATACACATCAGATTTCGTTTCCTCGCTACTAAGAGTATTCGCAACTGCAACTCCGGCTGTATTGGCTCCGTTACGCACCTTTGAGATAAATTCGCTCATGTCTACGCCATTTGCCAGCAGTGTACTGTCGTTAGCTGCTGCAATCTCCCATGCACTCCCTGCATCCTCTACAATCCGAACTGTTCCGTCAACACCGTCTTGAGTTGCTGTCTGAATGCTCGCCCATGTGTCAGCATAATTACTTTGAGCTTCACGCATAGTTGAGTAAGATTTGACTGCTTCATCAACCTCTGCACTGCCAGATTCCATACCTTCCCACAGTGCTTTCACCTGCTCAGAGCCAGCGATTCCCTGTTGCATCAGTGTGTTTGCATACGCTCGAAACTGCTCATCTGTCCTGTACCTCTCAGACTCGATGATGTTATTCGTGTACTCTACAAAGTGAGAGTATGTGTCAGCCTGCTCCTGCATCGTATCTGATAGCTCTTGAAGAGACTGTTGAGCAACTGTTTTTGTGCTGTCATAAGCCTGAGCGATTCCGTTCATACCCTCTGTCGTTGCCTGATTCAGATTCGCCATAGTTCCGGCATATGTTTCCTAGATCGGAAGAGCACACGTCTGAACTCCAGTC